AGATAGATGCTGATCCTAGTCTTAGAGAGAAAGAGAATAAGGATAAGCTTAAGAAGATTCGTGCTCAAGCAATTGGATCTACTAGGGCTAGACTAGGGCTTACACGGTACGATATACGCCCCACAGATAAAGAATGGGAAGCTATACAGGCTGGTGCTATAAGTAAGACTAAGTTAGAGCAGATATTACAGCGTTCTGATAGCAAGCGTATTCGTGAGTTAGCTACACCTAAACAGAAGCGTAAGCTATCTGCTTCTACTGTAGCACTTATCAAGAAGATGGCAGCTAATCCTGATCTTACACAATCTGAGATTGCAGCTACTCTCGGTCTGTCTGTTGCAACAGTTAAAGAATACATGTGAAAGGAGTTGCTTTTATGGTTGCGATCACTACAATTGACAATCCTTTCAATCCAATCACACAGTTTGAAGATTGGAATCGCTTTGACACCGAACAAGGTTATCGAACAATTGAGCTGATTGCTCGTTTTTCAACGATTTCGTCACAACTTTCGCCTGCTGATTATGAATTAGCAGCTGAAGATGCGATAGACGATGTGATTAGAGTGCTTGGAAACTTCTACAAGAAGGTTAAACAGTAGTATATACCCTCTCCTCCTTGTTTAAGACAGGGGGGAGGGGGTCTCAACAATGCACCCCCCTTATCCATCGCGCCGGCCTTCATTTTTTCTCCGGAGGTTATATTTTAGAACATATTTTCACTTTTCTCCTAGCACCGGGAGTGGTTACAATCTCTAGATTAGCTCCTTTCGTGTTAGAAAAATGCGTGCTTTCCACTGTGATGCGGTCTCTCTATACCATGGTTCTTGGCTCTCGGTGTTAGAAGAAAGGTGAAAAACAGAAGGGAGCGATATTTATGGCTAAAAAGAAAGATCTCGCTCCTTCTAGTGAGCGAAAGATTCGTCCTGCTCTCACTCCAGAAGCTCGGGATAACCAGCTAATAGCTCTATCCTACGATCTAGTAGAAGAGCGACTTCGAAATGGCACCGCTACAGCAGCAGAAACTACTCACTTTTTAAGACTTGGTGCCATGAAAGAAAAGAATCGGTTAGAACTTGAGCTGATGGAAAGTGAGAGGAAACTTAAGGAAGCAAAAGTAGACATGATCCAGCAAGAGAAGGTTCGGACTGAACTCTACAAAGAAGCTATTGCTGCAATGCAAGAATATAGAGGTGCGGTTCATGTCGAAGATTAGAACATACAGCGAGTTAATCAAAATCCCTACTTTCGAAGATCGTTACAAATACCTTAAGCTTAATGGTAAAGTAGGCGATGATACATTTGGATTTGACAGGTATCTAAACCAGATATTTTATAGATCTCCCGAATGGAAACAGATACGCAATCAGGTAATAGTAAGAGACAACGGCTGTGATCTGGCATTCGAGGGCTATGACATATTTGGAAAAATATTGGTTCATCATATGAATCCATTCACTGTAAAAGACGTGAGTTTAAGAAATGAAGATCTACTCAATCCAGAGTTCTTGGTTTGTGTTTCAATGGATACTCACAATGCAATTCATTACAGTGATGACTCAAGGATCTTAACAATTGAGCCGGTGGTGAGAAAGCCTAATGATACTTGTCCTTGGAGGGTCTAGATATGGAACTTTATCATCACGGAATTCAAGGACAGAAGTGGGGAGTTAGAAATGGCCCTCCGTATCCAATAGATAGAATTAGTAGAAAAAGAGATGCTAATGCTGTAAACGATATATACAAGACATTGTCTAGAGACGATAAACGTAAACTAATGGGCGGCGATTCTCCAAAAGCTTTTACTAATCAGGATGAATTTAATCATACACTTGCTTCATTTGTATTAAAGCATAAGGATGTTCCGGTATCGTCATTTGCTGTGTGGAGCGAAGATGACGGATCTGGTAAATACAAGGGCGAAGTAGCCTTGTCTCTTATGACTAGGTCAGGTAAAGATTATAGAGGTAAAGGATACGCTTCTAAGGCTGTCCAGGCTGGGATGAAGTGGTTAGACGATAATCCAGAGATCACTACTGCGTATTGGGATGTTAGAAAAGATAATGCAGCAAGTATTGCTCTGGCTAAGAAACATGGTTTTACAGAGATGAAAGAGTTACCATACGACGATCCAGATTGGACAATGTATGAGAAACGTTACAAGAGGAAAAAGAAATGAATGAGGACAGCATACTACTGACAATTAAGAAACTTGTCGGGTTAGACGCTGCTTATGATGCTTTCGACCAAGACATCATAATACACATCAACTATGTGATGCTGATACTTAATCAGCTAGGTGTCGGTCCAGACGAGGTTTATTCTATTAGTGGCTATGATGAAACCTGGGACGATTTTCTGGGCGATGATCCAGATCTTGAATCAGTTAAATCATATATGGCAAATAAAGTACGATTAGTCTTCGATCCTCCGACAACTAGCGGAGCGATGGAAGCACTTAAAAATGTAATTGACGAAAGCGAGTGGCGTTTAAACGTCCAGGTCGACCCCAAGGGTGAGGTAGAAGATGAGTACGTTCTATGAAAGACCAGCGCGATCCGATGAGCTTTACCATTATGGTCGATTGGGCATGAAATGGTACCAACATATTTTTGGTAGAAAAGATAGCAAAGCTGTTAAGAAATATAAGAAAGAGCAGTTTGACAAATGGGACGCTGCTGATAAAAACATTAAGTCTGTTAAGAAAGCTGGCAAAGCTAGTATTAGAAGTGCCAAACGAGACATGCGTAGGAGTTCAAGAGAGGTTAACTCATATGTTAGAGATGCTCAGACTAAAGACATTGACGAGCACGCATTTGATGAGGCGACTAGACGATATAGAGATTCAAAATCAAGGTTGAAAGAAGCTAAAAGCCAATACAAACAAAACCTTAAAGAAGCCAAAGCCCCAGTCAAAGATATTAAGAAGAACATCAAGAACGTTAAGAAAAATGTTGAGATCCAAGAGAGGGAATCCAATCCAACATATCTGTATCAGCATAGAAATGAGTATACTACCAAAGAACTTAATGACCGTCTTGATCGGATTAATACAGAGGTGAAACTCCATGAAGCTATGCAAAAAGATAGACAAAAGGGTAAGAAAGCTGCCGATACTGTAATAGGTTATGGCAAAACTCTGTCTAGCGCATTCAAAACTATGCAGGAGCTCAATGACAACTGGGATAGTTGGGACGGAACTATCATGGGTATGGACATCACTGGCAAAAAGAAATACAAACACAGTCGTACAATGACCGAAAAACAATACAGAAATTCTAAGAGCGGTAACTGATGAGTTTATCGAACACTGCTACTCCGATTTACTACGGTCAGTTTAGGGACGCAGTAATACGCGGAGATATACCAGTATGCAGAGAAGTATCAATGCAGATGAACCGTATAGACAAACTAATAGCCGATCCAAGATACTACTACGATGAGGACGCCATTAAAGGTTTTGTCAAGTTTTGTGAGCGCGAGCTTACTCTTACTGATGGTTCTTCTCTTAACTTGCTTGATACTTTTAAGTTATGGGCAGAAGATCTGCTCAGCTGGTTTTATTATGTTGATAGAAGTGTTTACGAACCGTATCCCAGTGGACACGGCGGTCATTACGTACGAAAAAGAATACTAAAACGATTAATCAACAAGCAGTATCTCATCGTCCCACGAGGTGCTGCTAAATCTATGTATGAGTCGTTCATACAAAACTACTTCTTGAACGTTGATACCACAACTACGCATCAGGTGCACACTGCTCCTACGATGAAGCAGGCAGAAGAAGTGCTATCACCTATGCGAACAGCTATTACCAGAGCTCCTGGTCCGCTGTTTAAATTCCTTACTGAAGGATCTCTTCAAAATACCACAGGATCTAAAGCAAATAGAGTCAAGCTAGCTTCTACAAAGAAAGGCATTGAGAACTTCCTTACTGGCTCGTTATGCGAGATCAGACCGATGAGCATTGACAAGCTTCAGGGGCTTAACAGTCGAATCAATACTGTCGACGAGTGGCTTTCTGGTGACGTCAGAGAAGATGTAATCGGTACTTTAGAGCAAGGAGCTTCTAAAAATGACGACTATATCATTCTAGCAGTAAGCTCGGAAGGAACTGTGCGAAACGGCAGCGGTGACACAATCAAAATGGAGTTGTCTGACATACTAAAAGGTGAGTATGAGAATCCGCATGTTTCGATCTGGTGGTATAAGCTTGACGACATTAAAGAAGTTGGCGATCCATCTATGTGGCTTAAAGCCCAGCCTAATCTTGATAAGACTGTAACATATGAAACATATCAGTTAGATGTAGAGCGTTCTGAGAAGGCACCAGCGGCTAGAAACGATATTCTGGCAAAACGGTTTAATCTTCCTATGGAGGGTTATACCTATTTCTTTACTTATGAGGAAACGTTACCCCATAAGCGTAGGAATTATTGGAACATGCCATGCGCTCTTGGCGCAGACCTTTCTCGTGGTGACGACTTCTGTGCTTTTACATTTTTGTTTCCCCTTTCTACCGGCGAGTTTGGAATTAAGACAAGAAGCTATATAAGTGAGAATACTCTTATGAAACTTCAGCCAGCTATGCGACTTAAGTATAACGACTTTCTTAAAGAAGGCAGTCTCATAGTTCTAAACGGCATAGTTCTTAAGATGGACGAAGTGTTTGACGATTTGGATGCATATATCAATGAGTCTTTATACGATGTCAGGTGCTTTGGCTATGATCCGTATAATGCTAAGACTTTCGTAGAACGATGGGAAATGGAAAACGGTCCGTTTGGCATAGAGAAAGTTATACAGGGTGCTAAAACTGAATCAGTTCCACTTGGTGAACTTAAGAAGTTAGCAGAGGATAGAATGCTTTTGTTTGACGAAGACATTATGACATTCACCATGGGCAACTGCATAACCTTAGAAGATACAAATGGAAACAGGAAACTATTAAAGAAGCGACATGATCAAAAGATTGATAACGTCGCAGCAATGATGGATGCGTATGTGGCATACAAGTTAAATGCCGATGCGTTTGAGTGATAGATATGAAAAGATACTTTGACGACGAGCTATACCATTGG